ATGGCCGATATTGAAACCAGCGTCGTCATCAGTGCCCAAATCGACGGTCTCCGGTCCGGAATGGAGGCCGCAGCAAATTCGGTCCAAACCGCGACCGAGGCGATGCGCACTCAACTTGCCGGGCTCGGTGACATTGCTCAGCAGGCGCAGTCGCAGCTCACCGCCGCTACCGGTCAGATCGGCACCGGCATCGGCGCAATGCAGTCCAGAACCGTAGACCTTGCGGGGTCGATCGGCGCGGGCATGATGCCCAGCAGCGGGTCCGGAGACGCTGGCGCCTCCGGTTCCGTCCAGACGGGCTCCCTGCTCGGCAGCCAGCAAGACGCCAGCAGCGACGAAAAGCTCTGGGACGAAGAACTACAGGCCTATCAGAAATTCCAAAGCGACAAGGAGAAGCTCGATCTTCAGGCGCTGCAGACCAGCCAAAGAACTTGGCAGAGCCTGATGCAGCCCATCCAGCGAGCCTTTGATACCTCGATTACGGGTATGATATTGGGAACGACAACGCTGCAAAAGGCGGTGGCGAATATCGCGCAATCGATACTGGCCGAATTTGTCAATCTGGGCGTGAAGATGGTGACCAACTGGATTGCCAGCGAGCTTAGTATGACGACAGCGACCGAGGCCGGTGCTGCAGCGCGCACCGCGGCCGACAGCGAAGGAATGGCGGCGGGGCTGGCGATCAAGGCCGCGAATGCGGTCAAAAGCATCATGACCGATTCGGCGCAGGCGTTCTCTGGGATTTTCGCGTTCCTCTCGCCGCTGATGGGGCCGGCGGCGGCCGGGCCGGCCGCGGCTGGTGAAGCCACCGTAATGGCAGCCGCCAGCGGAATCGCTTCTGCCGCGGGTGGCTGGGTTGTCCCATCGGATCAGCTCGCCATGGTGCACCAGAACGAAATGATCTTGCCCGCGAATATCAGCCAAGGTCTCCAGAATATGGTCTCCGCCGGCGGAGCTGGGACGGGTGCAAGCCCGGTCGTGATCAATGTTTCGGCGATTGACAGTCAAGACGTGAAACGGTTTTTCCACAGCAATGGTAGCGTTCTCGTCAACGCCCTCAACAAGGCGATGCGCAACGGATCGACACTGCGGACCGCGTGATGGCTTTGATTTTTCCGGCGTTGCCGGGGCTTGCCTGGAACGTGACGAAAACGCCAACGTTTCAGACCCGCATCCAGCGTGCGGTATCCGGGCACGAATTGCGGGCGCTCGACTATCCTTATCCGCTTTGGCGATTTGCTCTGGTCTACGACTTTCTGCGCGACAACCCTCAAGCTGGCTACGACGAGCTGAGGACTCTCCTTGGGTTCTTCATCCTCTGCCAGGGAGTTTTTGGTACATTCCTGTTTCACGATCCCAGCGACTTTCAAGTCGCTGGGCAGCAAATCGGCACCGGTGACGCTAGTACGACGGTCTTCCAGCTCCAACGAGCAATGGGTGCGATGCTGCCGGGCGGCGGCTTCTTGGAGCCAATCACGGCGCCGAACGTCGTGAGTGCGATCTATTTAAATGGGATTACGCAGGCCCCAGCGACCTACAGCGTCGATCCAGCGACCGGGCTGGTGAGATTCGTCACTGCACCCAGCAACGGGCTGATCATTGCCGCGGATTTTACGTATTACTTCCGTTGCCGGTTTATCGACGATAAATACGATTTCGAAAACTTCATGGACCACTTGTGGCAGTTGAAAAAGTTGACGTTTATTTCGGTGCGCTGATGAAACCGGCGAGCTCTGCCTTGATCGCCCTCCTCGCGAGCAGCGATCATTTCATTATGGCCGACCTCTACACGATCACTCTCGTAAGCGGGTTGGTGCTGCGGTATTCGGCAGCGCCGACTGCGCTTTCTGCCAATGGCTACGTCTTCGTGCTGGGTCCTAAATTCGAGCGCTCCAAAACAAAGGTTGTTATCGGCACCCAGGTTGACGAACTCGAAGTCAAGATCCATCCGGAACCGACGATCTGATCGGCGATGTTTCGTTTCTGCAAGCTGCATGGCAGGGACAGCTCGACGGTGCCTTGCTGCAGCTCGAACGGACGTTTATGGCGACTTACGGGGACACCAGCCCGGGAACCGTCGTGCTCTTCGCCGGTCGCATTTCGGATATCGACTGCAGCCGTACCGGTATTGACCTCAAATGCCGCTCGCATCTCGAGCTTTTGAATATCCAGATGCCTCGCCGGCTTTGGCAAGCATCTTGTACTCACACCTTTGGCGACGCGATGTGCCAGTTCGACCGATCGGCTTTTCAGGCCACATTCTCGGCCGGGCCCGGCTCGACCCAGGTGCAAATAGCGACTTCCCTAACGCCGATGCCTGCAAATCTATATGTTCAAGGGACGATAGCCGGTCTGACCGGTGGAAATGCCGGGGCGAGCCGCGCCATTGCCAATATGGGGGACGGCTGGGTTTACCTCAAACTCGCATTTCTGTCGCCGGTTATAGTGGGTGATCAATTCCAGTTGCTTCCCGGTTGCGATCGCACTCTCGCGACTTGCAACACCGTGTTCAACAACGCCAGTCATTTCGGCGGGTTTCCGTACGTCCCGACACCGGAAACGGCGGTATGAATCAGAGGTCATTGGCGCTAGCCGAGGACGAAGCTGTGAGCGAGGGGTCCACCGCAGTACCCATTGATCGGCGACGGCTGGCGGTCATTATCGAAGCCCGGGGGTGGCTGCGAACGCCCTATCATCATATGGGGAGGGTCAAAGGCTGCGGGACCGATTGCCTAATGCTGCTTGCCGAAGTCTATGAAAGGGCCGGGGTAGTCCCGCGTATAGACGTCCCATTCTATGCGCCCGATTGGAACCTACATCGCGACGCCGAACGGTACCTGGGAGGACTGATGCAGTACGCGCGAGAGGTCGAGGGGTCGCCTCGGCAGGGCGACGTCGTGGTCTTTAAATTCGGCCGGTGCTTCGCCCACGGGGCGATCATCGTTGCCTGGCCGCGGCTCATCCACGCGTGGTGGAATGCGGGGGTGGTCTATGGCGATGCGGACCAGCCGCCGCTCGCCGGCAGACCGGCTCGGTTTTTCGACCCCTTTTTGGTCTCAAAGTTCTGACGATTGCGATGGGTGGCATTATCGGCGGCGGATCGAACGCCAAGCAGCAGAAAGCGGTAGGATCACTGCAATTCCAGACCTCGCAGCAGGGCGGGGTGATTCCGCTCGTCTATGGCACGACCCGTGTCACTCCGAACCTGATCGAGTATGATGATTTCAAGGCGACACCAGCATCGGCCCAAAGCGGTGTCGGCAAGGGCGGCGGTGGCGGCAAAGGCGGTGGGCAGCAATACAAATATAGCGCCTCAGTCATAATGGGCCTGTGCCAAGGACCGATCACTGGAATCGGCACGGTATGGTGGGACAAGAATATTGGCACGCTGTCATCCCTTCCGGCAGCGGTCTATTTCGGGAGCGACGGTCAGGCCCCCGATCCATACTGGCAAACGAACCATCCCGTCAAGGCTCTCGGTTATTCCGGCACCGCCACCGCCGTGGCCAATAATTATGCAATGGGAAATACCGCCACGCTGCCGAACTTCTCATTCGAGGTCATGGTTTGTTTTCGAGCGGCGGCACCAATGGCCTCGACGCCAATCCTGCTGCAATCATCGCCGACTTTCTCACCAACCCTCGCTATGGGGCTGGTTTCCCGCCCGGGAACCTCGGCGATCTGGGACTCTATTCCACATATTGCCAAGCCGCCGGAATCATGCTGTCGCCGTTGCTCGAGACACAGCAGGAAGCGCAACAGCATATCTCCGATATCGTCAAAATTACCAACAGCGCTATTGTCTGGTCGGGCGGGCTGCTGAAGATCATCCCCTACGGTGATCAGATGATCTCGGGCAACGGCACGGTCTATGCACCCAACACCACTCCGATCTACAGCCTCGGCGAGGACGATTTCATTGTTCAGGAATCGAGCGCCGGGACCAATTCTGGGGTAACCCCCGGCGGGGATGCTTTGCGATCGGGCTCGGGGCCGATCACCGGCGGTTTCAGCGACGATCCGGTCCACATTACGCGGTCGACACCGGCGGATGCCAGCAATTCGATACAACTCGAATGTCTCGACCGCTCGAACAATTACAATACATCGATCGTCGAGGCTTTCGACCAGGCGGCAATCGATCTTTACGGCATCCGCCGCGACAGCTCGCTTAAGGCACGAGCGATCGTCGACCCAGTCAATGTCGGCCCGATCGTCGCTCAGCTCCTGTTGCAACGGGCACTGCTGTTTCGCAACTCTTATACTTTCAAACTCGGCTGGAAATATTGCCTGATCGAGCCGATGGACCTCGTCCAGATCACTGATGCCCGGCTCGGCGCCTCGGCGCTGACAGTACGAATTACCGCGGTCGAGGAGGACGACGAGGGCACCCTTTCGATAACGGCCGAGGAATTTTTTGGTGGCTACTCGACGGCGCCCTTGTATTCGAGCCAGTCTGGTGCCGGCTATGTCCCGAATTGGAACTCGCCTCCCGGTACTGCTAATCCGCCGATAATTTTCGAACCGCCGCCCGCACTGCTCAAGGGAGACCTCGAAATCTGGGTGGCCCTCTCGGGCGGCGCCAATTGGGGTGGCGCACAGGTCTGGGTCTCGAGCGACGGCAGTTCCTATGCGATGGCCGGAACGGTGACCTCGCCGGCACCACAAGGGGTGCTGAGCGCCGACTTGCCGGCGCATTCTTCGCCGGATACCGTCGACACTCTAGCGGTCGATCTGAGCGAAAGTCAGGGTCAGCTGACTTCTGTCTCTGCCACCGACGCCGCCAATCTGGTCACGTTGTGCTATGTCGGCGGCGAGCTCATTGGTTATCAGACCGCTACTCTGACCGCGGTGGGCAAGTACGATCTGGCGACCCTCTATCGTGGCGCATACGGTAGTGCGATCGCCGATCATCCCGCCGGGTCCCAATTCGCTCGTCTCGATACCTCTATCGGCCGATTTAGTTATCCAAACACTTTAATTGGTCAAGCGATTTATTTGAAATTTCCGGCTATCAACATTGTGGGCGGCGCGCTGGAAAGCTTAGCTTCCGTCCCGGCATATACCTACGTTGTAAAGGGCGCGGGTCAAGCCTCTTCGATAGTCGTTAGCGGCTCTTATAGCGGCAAGCCGGGCGCCAATTTGATGTTACAAAATTATGTTTTCGCCACCCCGACAATAATTCCGGCGGGGCTTTCTGGCAGTCAGGGTGCCACCGCGACTGCCGCGACGGCAGTAGCCGTCTTTGACATTCAGAAGAATGGTGCGACCGTTGGAACGATGGTGTTCGATGCGTCTGCCAACGTGGCGACCTTTACAATGAACTCGGCGGCGGCCTTCAACGCTGGCGATGTGTTGACGATTGTGGCGCCGGCAACCCCGGATCCAACGCTTGCGAATCTTTCATGGACTATTACGGGATTTATATAATGAAGCTCGAATCGTGGCACAGCGCCGACGAAAAACGCCGGTGGAAAATCGTCCGTACTGACACCTATACCGACGTGGCGGGCGAGATTATTACGGCTGACGAAGCGACCGGCGAGTGCTGCATTCAAGTCGGCGATGAAACCAAGACACTCAGCTTCGGACCGCGCGGCATCAGGATTGTCGGGCGGAGAAGATGAGCCACGAAAGGACCACTGCCCGAGCCCCCCAGGGAGAGCGGCCATGGAGGCTGGAGGCCACTGAAGTTGAGGTCGCCAATGTCTGTCGATAATGTCCCCTACCAGCTCGAGACGCAGCTTGCCCTTATTCGGCGGGATATAGAGGAGATCCACGATGCCCTCCACGGCGACAGCAAGGGTCGTAAGGGGCTCGTCGATCAAGTCGAGGAACTGGTGACGGTTGCCGATCGCGGGCGTTTTAGCCTGCGGGTCGCTCTTTGGCTCGGTGGCGGAGTGGTCGCCGCGGCTACAGTTTTGGCGCAATTCAAACAAGCGATCCTTGGACTTTTCCAT